ATATGGCATCAACTGGATTACAAACGATTGTTAATTTTTGCAACAGCATACAAATCGATAGGCGTAAAGTTGTGGGTACTCAGTTTACTCGCAACGAAATACCACGTGTTAGCGTGACTCCAACATTGAACCCATGGAGAATTAAATTAGAGATGCCTAACAGTTTTAAATACTACGAGGCTCGTGCATTAATGGAACAAATCGACACACTAGATCGTTATACACCACAGGTAATTACATTCAGTAATCTACCACAGTTGAATTGGATCTTTGCGTATCAAGGTCAACTATCAACAAGTCAACTAAGTGGTATCACAGTACAAAGTTTTATTGGCGATCAGTTAATTCTTCAAAACTTACCTGTAGTACCAGCAAGTCGTGTTATGTTTGAACCTAACGATTTGATTCAGATTGGTAACTACACATTCCCATTCACAAGCACAACACAAGTTACAAGAGGTACTGGTGGAACAGTGACTGTCACAACCAATAGACCTAATATTATAAGTAGTAGTGTTGCAAACAATGGTATTACTGTTGGTAATGACTGTGAGTTCTACATGTTCTGTCCTAACATGCCATCATATAAGTTGATACCAGGTGGACAAACAATGTATCGCGGAAATGTGATAAGCAATGCATTGATCGAATGGTCAGATGCGTTTCAATTGTACGAGTGGGTCCAAACAGCCTAAGGAATAAATTATGCAGAATATCCCAGAAGTAGTCAATGCACCATCAATCATTAACGCAGAGTTCGTGAAACTTACTGTGTATAATGAATATGGTAACGTTGCAAACGCAAACGTCTATACATTCAGTAGTTCTTACAAAGAAGAAACCATCGATGGTACTGTTTACACACCATTAGGTGGTTTACTCGCAGTTGGCGTACAGAACCGTGACTTGCGTGTTACATCAGCAGATACATCAATATCATTGAGTGGTATCGATGGCAATAACATCTATGTTGTACTTGCAACCAAAGTAAAAGGTAGTGAAGTTGAAATTTGGCGTGGGTTCTATGATGACGATTTTGTTCTAGCCAATACATATTTGCGTTTTACCGGCATCGTTACAAGTTACAACATAAGTGAAGACCGTTCTGAATTAAACGATAATTTCACTGTAACATTAAATGCAAGTTCATATCGCACAGTGTTAGAGAATAGAATTGCAGGTAGAAATACCAATCAGCAGAGTTGGCAAGTGTTTAACTCAACTGATAGTTCAATGAACAACGTTTATAGTATTGCAGGTCAGAACTTTGACTTTGGTAAGCCACCAGTTGCTAAGACAAGTAACCCAAGTGCCGCTAGCATGGAAAGTCAAACAACAAGTCAGAGTGTAGTGGAACAACCATAATGATTAGACAAGCAAATAAATTTGATATTCCTCGAATAATTGAAATGCTATGGAACTATCACGATCATGGCAACTTGCCTAACATGGAAATATCTAGCGATGAAAGTGCCAAAAAGATATTGACTACTATCATCGCAGGAGCAGGCATCGCATTAGTTAGTGAGAAGAATAATGAACTAACTGGTATGTTGCTTGCAATATGCACACCTTACATGTGGGATCACAGTCGTTTAGTCATGACTGAAATCGCATATTGGGTTGAAGAAGAACATAGAGGTTCTAGTGCAGGTTACAGATTAATGAAAGAATATTTGAGATTGTGCGATGAGATGAAAGAGTCTGGAAGAATACAGTTTTGCACAATGAGTCAAATGGAAGGACAAGAATTGAACTACTCACGTTTCGGATTCAAGCCTATAGAGCACACATGGAGTTTATAATATGCCAGTTTTTACAGCCATAGCCGCAGGGGTAACAGCAATTGCAGGAGCAGTAGGCTTCAGTGCAGCCGCAGCCGGAATCGCAGGTTCAGTTGCAGCCTTTGCCGCACGTACATTATTAACAGTTGGTTTGACAAAACTGTTAGCAAATAGATCAGGTCAACAAGCAAGTGGTACAAGCAACGCAGGATCACGTGTTCAACTTCCACCTGCAACAGACAACAAATTGCCAGTAATTTATGGATCAGCATTCATTGGTGGTGTCATCACTGATGCTAAACTAAGCACAGACCAAAAGACAATGTGGTATGTTGTTTCACTTGCTGAAGTTACAGATACAACATCAGGTTCTGCATACACGTTTGGTAACTTATACTATGATGGTAAGCAAATAGCATTTGATGGAACTGATCCTGCTAAAGTTATTAGTTTAACAACAAACACTGCAGGTACTCCAGAAGTTGACACTAAGATTGCCGGTAACTTATTCATTTATCTATTCCCTAATGGTTCTGCTAGTGGTATCAATACTGGTGGTCAAACTGCTATCAACATTCTAAGTGACAGTGCGATCCCATCAGATCAACGTTGGAATCAAGGTATCTATACAGCAAGTGGTCAAAGTGCAGACATGACCAATACTGCATTTGCTATCGTTAAAGTTGTTTACAACCAAGACGCTGGTACTACAAACTTGGGTGCATTGACTGTTCAATTGCAAAACAATTTGTATCAACCAGGCTCAGTTATTAAAGATTATTTGACTAACACACGATATGGTTGCGCTATCCCAATAAGTAAGATTGACACAGCAAGTTTGACTGCATTAAATGCATACTCAGCAGAAACAATTACATACGTACCAGTTGGTGGCGGTACTGCTACACAAGCACGATATCGCATCGATGGCCCAATCAACACAGGTCAAAACTGTTTGAACAACCTACAGCAAATGGTTGATAGTTGTGATAGTTGGTTGCAGTACAGTGAAATGACTGGTCAATGGAAAGTTGTTATCAACCAAAGTTACACAGACTATACTACATTAGGTAGTTTGTTTAGTGTTGATAGTAGCAATCTAGTTGGTGGCGTTGAAGTTAACCCACTCGATTTAAATGGAACATACAACATTGTTGAAGTTCAGTATCCTAACTATAACATCAAAGATCAAACAGATTTTCAGACAATTTCATTATTTACGTCATACCCAAGTCTATTGAGTCCAAATGAACCTGTCAACAAATTGAATGTTCAGTTACCACAAGTCAATAACGCAGTTCAAGCCAAGTATCTTGCATTGCGTAGATTGTTCCAAGGTCGTGAAGATTTAGCAATCAGTTTCAGTACTGACTATAGTGGCATTCAAGTTGAAGCAGGTGATGTAATCAAAGTCACATTGAGTCAATATGGATGGACTGATAAGTTATTCCGCGTATCATTCGTTGGTGAACAGAAGTATCCTGATGGATCATTGGGTGCAACAATGACTGCGTTTGAATACAACGATTCCATCTATGATGATAATCTAGTTCAAGATTTCGTGCCAGCAAGTAATACAGGATTGACTGATCCTAACATCATTGGTACACCAAGCGCACCTACTGTAATCAATAGTCCAGTTAATAATGGTACAAACGCAAGTCAGTTTATCACTGGTATAGTTCCTACACCAGGTCAAGTATTGTACATGGATTATAACTATGGTACTACGAGTGATGTTGCCAATCATGTGCGTTATACAACTACTACATTAGGTGGCGGTAAACCATATACTGCTGGTACACCAATTCAAGTTGAAATGTCTGACTTACCTGCAGGTACATACTATTGGTCGGTAACTGCTAGAAATAAAAGTGTTGGGGTAACAAGCCCTGCAACCTTAGCACCCATATGGAGTGGTCCTAGCATTACGCCTTCTGATAACCCAACAAAAACTGGTATTTCTAGTATAGGTACAGCATTTACAATACCATATGGTACTACCGGCATCGAGCCAGGTCAAATTATTACTAAAACAAGTGGTACTGGAACTCTTGCAAGCAATACAGAAGTTGTTAGTGTTGATTCATCTACTACTATTACAGTTAATAATGCACCTATAGTAGATTTAGTTAATGCTACTGCTACATTTCAAGTTGTTAAAACGGGATGCGCTAGTTCTGGTACACAAATAACTGTACCTAACGTAGCAGGAATTAAAGTAGGACAACAAGTATCAGTAACAAGTGGAACAGGATCATTCCCGAATGGTACTGTTGTTAGTAGCATAGATAGTTCAATTTTTATAACAGTAAGTCTGCCCCCAACAGTTCCGTTATCAGGAGCAACAGTGGTATTCAATGGTGGTGGATTAGATGGATCCGTTTTTATAGAAAGTGGTAGCATTACTATTAATCAACTTGCTCCAGGTGCCGGGGGTTTCTGTCAGAAGGAAGCGTATGATCCTAGATCAGTTGGAGGCGGTGGTGGAATTGTAAATGCTCTCAGCACTACTACTAGAAATGTACCATTAATATATCCCGGTTATGCTGTACCTAGCAACTATGTTAACACATGGTATTCTGGTACATGGCCTTATTCATGGGTAACTGCTCCTACTGGTTTAGGCTACTATGCACCTGCGGCAATAGGAAATACTGCTCAATCAGTAAATGGAACAGAGACAGATTTTGAAGCATTGGGATGGTTACTTGCGATCAAGGTCGATTTTGGAGGTGATTTACTTACACCAAGCGAATGGGCAGTGTTAACAGGTTACTTAAAAGTTCAAACTGACGTAGCCGGATCAACCTTTCAAATTGTCAGATACGCAGAATTTGCACCTGGTTTGTATAGTTTCCAACTTCGTACATTAGAACAACATGTTATAGGTTACGATGGTACTTATGTATACAATGTGCCATTAGCAGATGGATCTACTGGTACTACTGGATCGATCTATTCATATGGCTATTTTATTAGAAACTTAACATATGGATCAGGTTTAACAGTAGTGGCAGCGTCACTGTCGGTCAAACAATCCAAGTAATATCATAAATATAATATAAGGAACAAACAAAATGAGTTTATTATTAAACGGTTCAAAAACGATTTCAATAGCCGGCACAGAGATGCAATGTATTGAAATATACACTGGTGAAAGTTATACACTACCTTTCACATTCACATATGCAAACAGTGCTCCAATTGATTGCACTGGATGGACATTAGCAACAAGTGCTAAATTCTATACTGCAAGCACAGTAACATACGTGAACGCAGATACAATAGATATTGGTAATCTTACATTGGCAGCGCCTCAACCAAGTACAGGCGCTGGTACTTATAGTGCTAACCTAACTGCTGTATTCACAACTGCGGCAAGTGGATTAGGATATCTTTATATTCCTGCTGACCTTACAGGTGGAACAGGATCTCCAAACCCTACACCAACAGTAGCATTGGCAAATAGTGCAGATAATTCTACATTAGTCGTAGTGACAATGGCTGTTACTCGTACTGACGCATTGAGTGGTAAAACAGATACAAACAAAGAACCAATTGGTGTTATCGTAAGGTATCAATAATGTCTGAAATACTTTCAAATATCGTAATCGAACAAGTTAGTGCCTCTTTCACGACAGAGGCTACTCAACTTAGCATTACGCCCGAAGCAATCAATCTAAATTACTTTGGTGGTGGCGTAGGTGTGCCTGCAGGCAACCTAGGTCAAATGCAATATAATGCAGGTTCTATATTAGGCGCTGATGCCAACATGACATATGATAGTAATACTGGTCAGACTGTCATTAATTCATTGACTGCTAATTCATTTACAGGCAATTACATAAGTTCACCAAATCTATCAGTTGATGTATTAAGTGTAACAACTGATGCTAACCTAGGCGGAATAGGTAACATTACTATAATAGGTGGTAGCAACGGACAATATCTTACTACTGATGGCGCAGGTAACCTAAGTTTCACTAGTTTATCTCCAAATTCTATAAGTTTTGGTACTAGTAATGTTGACATTGCAAGTGCTGACAGCAACGTAACAATTGGTGTCAATGGATACGCAAACATATTGGTGGCAACTGCTACTGGTATAATAACTCCATCAGTATCCACAGGAAACATTACAGCCAATAGTAATGTAACATTGGGTGCAGTTAGTAATGTTCATATCACTGGTGGTACTAATGGTTACTACCTACAAACTGATGGTGCCGGCAACTTAACATGGGCTGTTGGTGCAAATGCAACAGGTAATGGTACTGTTGGAGGTTCAAACACACAAATTCAATATAACGATGGTGGTATAACATTCGGTGCAAGCGCAGGATTTACATTTGACAAAGTATCAAATTTATTCAGTGTACCAGGTGATGTTAATGCATTAAGTGGTAATGTTGAAGTTGCAAACTTACAAGTAAATGACCTAACTAATTTAGGTGATATTGCTAATGTAACAATCACCGGTGGCAATATAGGCGACTACATCACAACTGATGGCAATGGTGCATTATCATTCAGTACAGTGACATCTGGTAAGTGGTCTAACGTTGCTAACATTCAAGTCAATGATTTGTTATTTGGTTATGTCACGGGTGCATACAATACGATTGTTAATCCAGGTGCTACTTTAACTACTAGTATTGGTTCTGACTTTGCTAATGGATGGTACGTCTATAATCCAGGTATCACTGGTGACCTAACATTTATGAAAACAGTAGGTAACACGATAACCGGTAAAACATTAACCGGTGGCAATGTCGTACTTACAACTACTGACGGTTTAACATGGACAAGTTATGCAACTACTATTAATCCTAGAACAGGTCCTGTTAAGAGTGGTAGTAATTACATCATCTTTGCAACTGGTACAAACGTCGCCGCAAGATCAACCAATTTGAGTTCATGGTCTAACGTAGCATTGCCTAACAGCGGTTCATGGAATGATATTGCAGTTGGTAGCAATTCTGTTGTTATTTGTACAAGTCAAAGTGGATATACAAGCGTTGCTAGATCAACTGATAATGGCGCATCATATAGCGCAGTTAGTGTCACCACACAAAATAGTTGGACAGCGATTGAATATGGTAATAGCACATATATCATGGTTGGACAGACCGGTACTGGTTCGGCAAGACGTTCTACTGATGAGGGTGCTACATGGGCAAATATTACATTACCATCGACATATTCTAACGCTTGGCGTGATGTGACATATGGTGATGGTAAATGGGTAGCAATTGCAGCCTACACTGGTGGTAGTAACGCACAGGCAGCAGTATCTACAAATAACGGAACAACATGGAGTGCTGTTGATTTAGGTCAATTTGAGTACAATCAAATTGTCTATACCGGAAGTTATTTCGTAACAACAGCGGCATCATCTAATCGTGTTGCATATAGTACAAATGGTTCTTCATGGACTATTAACTCTAACATTGGTACACCCGGTGGACACATTGCTTACAATCCAGGAGTTAATCAAGTTATTGTAACAAGTCTTACTGGTAATGCAAACATAGCATTGAATCAACCTGTCACTATCAATGTTACAAGTAACGATGGTAATATATCTAATGCACAACAAGTGCCAAGTGGCTCATATCGAAACTTAGGTGGCGGTATAGGTAATGTTGGCGCGATGTGGATTAGGACAGCATAAATACTATTAGTCAGTAAACTCACCCCACATTTGCGAGACAGCACAGTGGGGTTAGATGCGAGACAGCAGAGGAGCAAACAATGGCAAAATTTAGCCAAAACACATTAAATCAAGTTGCCGGCTTCGACGGGCAAATCTTGGCACAAGAATTAATATACGATCAGAAAGACTTCTGGAACTTCGCATGGGGCAACATTGTTAGCACCTCTGGATGGCAAACAGGTCTTACGCCTGTCGATTTGACTGGCGCAACAATCAGTGCTCAAATCATTCGTAGAGCAATCACAGATTTCCATGATAGTCGCACTGGTCTAGATTTTCAAATTCGCAACTACCCATTAGTCCCACTAGTTGCAACAATAACAAGTACAGAAGCAACCGATGACACACTAACATGTGACAGTACAGCGTTGTTATTTGTAGGTAAACCTATTCAATTTACAGGTGCAGTGTTTGGTGGCGTTTCCATCAATACAACATATTACGTCAAGACGATTATAACTTCTACCACGTTTACAATATCTACAAGTTCCGGTGGTGCGACATTTGGTCTGACTACTGCAACTGGTTCAATGGCAGCGAACACTATCAAACCAACAACAATAAATTTGCCAATTAGCAATGTAGATGATGAAGCAGGTACATTTACCATGACTATCGATGATGATACATGGGACTTAATTGCAGGCGATCCAGACTTAGATATTGATGCAACAGAACCAGCATGTTTTACTGGTCGTGTTAAAATCAGTTTCCCTGCTAGTGGAACGCAACCAGCATATGATGAAAGTGTATTCTTGTTATTCTTAGTAAACAGCGACGGAGTTATTAACAATGGCTAATCAAATCTCAGTCTCAGATAGCGGCACAGTACAAGTTGCTATCCAACAATTAGGTGACGTGCAAGTTCAGATTAGCCGCACTGCTATCGGTGGAGGTATCAGTGGATATTCTGGATATAGCGGTGCAAGTGGCGCTAGCGGTATGCCTGGATCATTCAGTGCTAGTGGATATTCTGGATATAGTGGTACATCAGGTTATAGCGGTGAAGCAGGTCCAGCAGGTGCTAGTGGTACAAGTGGCGCTAGTGGTATAAGTGGATACTCTGGTGCAAATGGCTCTGCTGGAGCAAGTGGTATAAGTGGATACTCTGGTGCAAATGGCTCTGCTGGCGCTAGTGGTGTAAGTGGATATTCTGGTGCAAATGGCTCTGCTGGCGCTAGTGGTACATCAGGCTACAGTGGTGCAACAGGCCCAGCAGGCGCTAGCGGTGTATCTGGATTCAGCGGCGCAGTTGGTGCAAGCGGTACATCAGGCTACAGTGGTGCAGATGGTTCTGCTGGTGCTAGTGGTATAAGTGGTTATAGTGGAGCAACTGGACCACAAGGTGTAAGTGGATTTAGCGGACAAGATGGTGCTAGTGGTACTAGCGGATTCAGCGGTGAAGCCGGCGCAAGTGGTCTAAGTGGATTCTCAGGCGCAACAGGCCCACAAGGTTTATCAGGATTCAGTGGTGTAAGTGGAGCAGCCGGAGCGGGTGGCGCACAAGGTCATTATGGTGCATTCTATGATAGCACTGACCAAACAGGTTCATTAACAGAACAAGTAGTTGCTATTGCTAGCACTACAACTGCTAGTGGTGTCAATTTATCCGGTACTGGAGAAATCGTACTACAATATGCTGGCGTATATGATTTGATCTATAGTTTGCAATTGCAGAACACAGATAACGCTATTCATTATGCCGATGTATATTTGAAGTACAATGGTACTGTTTATCCTAACAGCGGCACACGCTTTTTCATACCAGCACGCAAAAACTCAACTGAGTATGGATACACAGTTGCTACTGTTGACTTTGTAGGTGTTGCCTCAAACCCTAATGATTATGTTGAATTGTATTGGGTAACTGACAGTACATCAGTATCTATCGAACATATTCCTGCGGCAGGTACAACTCCTGCAATTCCAGGTGTTATTGTTAACGTAACACAAGTAATGTATACACAAAGCGGCTACAGTGGTGTTTCAGGACAAGATGGTGCAAGTGGTGTATCAGGTTTCTCTGGATTAGATGGTGTAAGTGGATACAGTGGTTTTAGTGGTGCACCTGGACCAGCAACACCAGGTGGTGCAAACACTGAAGTTCAGTACAATGACAATGGTTCATTGAATGCAAGCAACACATTCACTTTCAATAATACAAGCAATCTTGTTTCTATCACTAACTTACGAGTTAACAGTGGTAACATTACATTAGGTGCAAATGCTGGTCTTACAACGCAAGGTGCTAATGCAATAGCAATTGGTTTTGACAGTGGTACCACTACACAAGGTGCTAATGCAATTAGTATTGGTAGAAATGCCGGTAATACATCACAAGCCGCAGGTTCTATCGCAATTGGCGCAAATGCCGGTGTGTTCACACAAGCAACAAATGCGGTTGCAATTGGTCCTGGCGCAGGATTTAGTGGTATGAGTGGTTCAATTGCTATTGGTTCTGTAGCAGGTGAACTTGCACAGGGTGCTGGCGCAATTGCTATTGGTCTTGCAACTGGTAGAACTAATCAAGGTGCTAACGCAGTCGCTATTGGTCGTGGCGCCGGAAATATTTCTCAAGCAGTAGATGCAATCGCAATTGGTCGTACTGCAGGGTTCAGTGGATCAGGTAATTCTAGTATCGCAATTGGTAGTTTTGCTGGTAACCTAAACTTAGGTGCAAATAGTATTGCAATTGGTTTTAGTGCCGGTCGTAGTAATACTCCAGCCAATACAACTGTTATTAATGCTACTGGTTCAAACTTAAATGTAACTACAGGTAACGCATTCTATGTCAAGCCAGTACGTAACGCAAGCACAACTAACATTGTAAACTACAATACCAGTACTGGTGAATTCGCATATGATGCTAACGTAATTGCTGGAGGCGCCGGATCGTTCAAGGCTGTTGGTGATGGTGTGCAAATTTTAACTCTTACCAATAACGCTAAAAATTTCACAAATTTCTTACGAACAGAGTCATATGGTGTAGACACCTTAACAGTTAATTCATACTTAACAGGCGGAGATCAATCAAGTCCTGCGGCAGTTGCTAATGGTGCTATAGTAATAGGTATGTCTTCTAGCGTATACGGTGATTCAGGAAATATCTTTGTTGATACTGGTGGATATGATATTAGAGTAGATACCAACTACGGCAATGGTACTGTAACTACATATGCCAATTACAGTCAAGGTACTGGTGGCAGTGGTACACTAAACTTCAATTACGATAGCATAAACTTCAACGGCATAAGTAATTTAGGCTCCAACTCAAACGTAGTCATCACTGGAGGTAACGTCAGTGAAGTATTAACTACAGACGGTGCAGGCAATCTTTCATGGCAACCACAATCAGGTGGTGGCGGTGGAGAAACATTTAACGTATTTTTATTGGCAGGAATGTAAATCATGGCAACAACTTATAAAG